AGGTACTCCGGAAGTAGAATCTGGCGCACCGATGAAAGTATTAGCTGCGGCAGTAGTGGCAGCAAAATGCCCAGAAGATGCCAAAGCAAGATTTGATAGTGCGGTATGGTCGTTCGTTCCTCCACCACCTTGTGCTACCCACTCCAGATCGGTTTCGCCGGTATTAACTGCCAATACCATATTCGCTTTGGCAGCGATGGCAGGTAGCAATGTCAATCTTGCATCCTGTGCGGTTACAGAAGATGTACCACCCTTAGATATAGGAATTGTCGGCAGATCAGCAGAATCCAATGCACGAAAAGATGGACTACCGGAAGATCCGCTTACAGGACCGCCAAGAAATGTATTAATAGCTTCAGTCGATGCGGCAAGATGTCCTGACGATGTGAAGTCAAGAGCCGATAGCGTAGCATGACTTGTAGGTACTGCCGATACCGGACCCCATACGATGTTCTCTCCATCTATTTGTAGGGCATACCCTTCATCAGTCGCATCAAAAGGAGGAAGAATATTTAAAGCTGCCAATGCAGCAGTAACCGCACCAGTCCCACCTTTTTCTACCGGGATAACTGGAAGATCATTCGAGGTAATGGATCTGAAACTTGCAGCGGCAGAAGCACCTGTTTCCGGTCCAGCCAAGAACAAATTCTTTGCCAGAGTAGTTGCCGCCAGATGTCCAGAAAGGCTTATATCAAGATTGGTAAGAGTGGAGTGATCGGACGAACCTCCTCCAGATCCGATGGCTGTCCAAGATCCACCAGAATTCTTATACTGCATGGTTCCGGAATAGTCACGAATACCATATCCAGAAGTACCAGAAAGAGTTCCGAAGTTCAGATATCCGCTTGCAGGGAAGTTAGCATAACCGGCAGCGAGTTTTAGAGATTCGTATTGAACATCATCATAATATGTCCATAAAGAAATAGAAGATGCCCAAGAAATATCGGCAGGATTTTCTACGGTAAACCTTATTATTCCAGTTTCTTTTGTCTTAGTTGCAGTAGTTACATACGCACCAATCTCAACACCTATGCCGGTAGGAATAGTGGCATACACATACTTATCGAGCCTAAGTATCTCATCGGTCGTTAATGCCGTCCCTGCACGCACCAGATGGGCAGCCAGGCCATTTTCAGCATAAAGGTATCCAGTAACTCCTGTGATGTGCTGAGAGTGTCCGTATATCGCTTTTCCATAAGCTCCGGTCGATTCTGCATACAGAGCATTAAGAGAAGATCCGGATACGGTAATAGACTGAGGAGCTAGAAACGTATTTTGATAGGAGTGATTTATCTCCAGTGTGGCATTACCTGTAGTCGCTCCACCAGAAAGCCCATCACTTGCAAATACACCCGTAATAGTTCCGGTTCCACTTGATGTACTTACACCACCCGGTTCGATTTGTATTTCGGACATTTATCACCTCAAACGGTATGATACAGGCAGACTACACCTTCACCACCTACGGATGTTGCGATATAGATATCACGCAGATCGAATAAATTGTTGTTGCTACCAGACGATAAAGAGAATGCTGGAGGAGTCTGTCCAGCAACCGGCCATCCAAGTTGGATTCCAGTAGTACCGGAATCGTCAACTGTACTGATACCAATAAACGTCTTGCCGGTATTAGCTCCTACATACGCACCATCACCGGCAAGTGGCTGGATACAGAATGTAGATACCTTTGTAGAAGTCTCAGTCAACCTAACCGCAACCCCGGCAGTAACCGTAACCTTTGTAAGTGTTCCTAATGCCATATTGACCTCACAGTTGTGTCCAGATTACTTCTACACCTTCTCCATCAAAATGAGAATTAATCCAGATATCCATCAGATCATAGCCATTAGCACCAGTAGGATGAAATTCCATTCGTTCCGGAGCAACATTATCAGCCGGAATACCAAGGCACATACCGATAGTACCGTCATTTGTCACATCGCTACCACCAACCCATACTTTGCCTGTATTCCTACTTACGTTAGCATTATCTCCAACTTTAGGTTGGATAATAAATGTAGCTACCGGGAAGTGAGTGGATTTCAGCCTGACAGCAGTACCGGCAACACTTACGTTCTTAATAAAAGATCCAAAAGAAGCCATGTATCACCTCACAATTTGGCGCTGAATCCACTCTTATCAAAATTTACCGGTTGCCCAGGAGAAGTATTGCTTCCACTTCCAAGACCTTTGATAGCAGTAAACTGACCTACACTGCCAGCAGGATCAGGAGTGCCATGCGAAGGGACTCCCCAATCATCACCTTGGGAGATACCCTTCTGTCCGTAATCTTCACCGGTGCAGGCACCATTGGAAGGAACATTGATAATCCCATCATTGATAAAACTTTTCATTTTCACACCTCAAATATTCGTAGAAATTTCATACATTCCGTGACACTGAGTAAAACTTGCCGATAACGGAACATACTGATAATCACTATACCATATATCTTTATTGTATATCTCGTTATCTTGTCTGCCTGCTACTCCAATCTTATAGTTCCATTCCATCTCGTATCTTGACGCAAGATCCATATTGAACATGGGATTCTTTTTATCAGTCGTTCCGGGCCATCGGCATAGATCGGCCAATGCTCCAGCCTTCAATACATCTCCAGTAACAACACGAGGAAGAACCGTATCTGCATTAAAATCGTCTGTACGCTTGATATATTGATATGGATATGCTCCAGCAGTCGTTACATGGGGCCACATTTCAAACATGGGAACCGGTGTAATACCTGGAAGAGATGGAGAAGAGTAAGACCTCCCTGCTACGATATACGGCATACCATTGGTATTCCTTCTTGGATCTATAGAGTCTATATCACTGGAATCATGGCGATTGATTATCAATCTCCACATATTCTGAACAGATACTACAGACACAAAGGACAGGAAATCATCGGCAGGAGTAACAAACGCCTGGAGGATGATATATGGCTGTGTAGATACTGACGCTCCAGCCCACGGAAAGTCTATAGTGAGCGATGTCAACGATTCAACGGAAACAATAGTCAGCATCGGTGTTGACATTGCAACCTTCAGTTGCCGTCCTACCAGATCGCTCGTGAATGAAGTCCCTACACCGTCGATGGTAGTGGAACCATTCGTTGCGGATATAGTTCCAGTACCATACGAATTCGGCATATCGAACTGATCGTAAGCAACAAGGAACGACCAGTTGCGAGACTCACACAATTGTCTCCATCTATCTCGTACCCAAGATTCGCACAGGGGTAGAGGTACAGTCGGACAATAAAGAGCGAGGTGGCGGACTATCTCTCGGAAAGTGTCCGCCATTCTCTTTAACTCCCTTGAACCATAATCTTACCGGCCAGATCGGAACCATTAGCGAAGGTAACAGTACCTCCAGAAATAGTCAGACCATTGGCAACGGCAGTAGTAGGCATAAATACAGCGAAATCGATTACACTCAATCCGCTAGACCATGTCTCCGTATTGCCTACGCTGGTAAGATCGGCAACAACAACCCTCTTATTTCCGGCAACCCATTCCTTGCGGGTTCCAGCAGTTTCAGCTACAGCGGCCATTCGTCACCTCATTAAAGTTAATCGTACCGTAGGCACGGTTGAAGATGCAGGCGAAGAGACAGATGTCACTACACCAACAGGGATACATGTAGGAGCAGTACCGGCAGCAATGGTTGTGGTTGTACCATTATCAGTAGCATCGTCCACAACAACACCGCCAACAGCAGCCGTTCCATCATTGGCAACTGAAGCCTTCCCACCTTTTTTTATCCAACAGTATTGTCCAGCAGTAGGGACACTGATAAAGATTCCAGCCACGGAATTCTGTGCAGCTTCAGCAACAGCATAGTCAGAACAGATAGTATAAGTAGCTTTACTTTTCCATCTGGCTAGATTGTTTACCGCAACAGCAGTCGTATCGGAATCTCCAGCAGTGGCAGATAGCCTAACTCTCTGATACCAAGCATCGGTAGCATTATCATAGACAATATTTCCCAACTCACCTGGATACTGATCGGTAGTCTCACAAGCGGTGAAAAGACCATTAAAATTAAATACAGCATCTTTTCTTCGTGCCATAGGTTAATCCCCCAATAGGCAAAGATCCACTTGCGGAAGGTTAGCACTTGGAGTTCGTGCAGCACCAGCCCAAGTAACTGTAGGACTGGCCGTAACATTTACCACCACTCCAACCGGAATAGCTACAGGAGCAGTTCCAGCAGTAGTATGAATACAGTCTCCAGCCGTACTACTGGATTTACAGGTTACAACATCACCAACAGCCGTGCTATTATCAGAGATCACAAACGCTTTTCCGGTTTTCTGAATCCAACAATACTGACCAGCAGTAGGAACCCCCATGAAAACTCCAGCAACAGCATTTCTTCCACCCTCACTCTGACTTAGCAAAGTACAAACCTCAAAAGCCTTGCTATCCTTCCATAAAGCCAGGATAGTCGCAGCTACGGTAGGAGTAAGCAGATGAGCCGCAGTAGAAGAACACTTGACGTACTGATAGTGTGCTTCCGTTAGCGGATCATATACAATCTTACCAAGCTGCCCAGGACAATGAGGCGTAGTCTCAATCGAAGTGTGAAAAAGACCAGTAGGAAGGTATACAGATTGTTTTCGATTGCTCATATTCCCTCCTAGCTAGAGATGCCGGTTAATTGGTGCTGATAGCGAGGCCCGGCGCAAGTGATATTGCCAGCGAACAAATACTGACCGGCAACCACAGTACTATCCTGTGCGCGTTTGAATCCGGTAAATCCAAAACCATACAGCGGAGAATCAGACACATACAACTTGAAGAACTTCGTATTCAGCCAAAAGAAAGTTTCAGCCGTAAGCGTGGGATATGCGGTAGCCCCTAGCTGAGTCATGAAAGCAACGGCAATAGGATCGCTGGACGCGCTAATGCCAGTTCCAGGGCAATACTGACTCTGCATGATAGTCGCACCGTTGAACTTAAGCCCCTTAAATCCAATGTTAGGATCAGGGCCTTCAACTTTTTGCTGAGGTTGGAACCGCTGCCGAATATAAGTCATACAGTTATTAGTTGTAAGACCAATATTAGGCTCTTCCGTACCAATAACAGTCTGGTTATAAGTGGATTCCAAGTTGTTGTAGGTAATGGCACCACTAATTGCAGTCACCTTGCCGTTGAGAGCAGCGCCAATAGTACCACCACGAGTTAGAGTTCCATAGGTAGAATAAGTGGAACTATCCCAAGAAGGGGTAGAGTTATCGTTTACAATCTCAGCCAGACCATTAAGGCTGTTTGTGTAGCCAGAATCCTGACCATTCAGGTAGGATGCGATGGAAAGATACGCAGCCATTGTATCGGCAGCATTCTGCATGTCACCATCAACCTTCTTGAAGATTGCTTCCGGTCCTTTGATGGTAATATCAATATCTTCCTGGTATTCGGTTACATTAACATAAAACTGTTTGGGGTAAAAGGTAGCTCCAGTGTTAGTCTGCTTGGCGGTAATATCGAAGTTTGCACCCTTTGCATAAGGGCCACCATTCATTCCAGCATATCTAATGGTTTCCTGAATGGCAGATCCGCCTTTGAACAACTCTACGTTATTCTTTTTCAGGTAGGCAAAAAACGGATCATGACGGAAAACGTTGTCTACTACACCAGGAGCGATGTACTTACGTACATAAGTATCGAGAATATCGAGAAATCCGGTTGTGGGCATTTTTCATATCCTATCTCCCCTCCAACCGATACTATTTCTTTTCAGTCAAAGTCCCATCAATATATGCCTGGAGTCCTTCTTTCCACGCAGGTAGTGTGCTAACCTTATCACCTAATTGCTGTCTGGCAATCAGAGGATGAACATCGTCACCGCCTGGAGGTGCAATCGGGAACTTAGCAGCGGACATTGCAGCCCTACGGCCTCGTTCCTCTGCTTCCGCTATTTGCTGTTTAAACTTCTCCTCGGCAATAGCAGCACGTCTATCTCGCACCATATTCTCATACATCACAGATAGAGGGACACCGTTCTTAATGGCTTCGTTCTTCAAAGTAACAGTATCAAGGGGTTCATTAAATTCTTTGTAATGATTTTGCGATATGCTACCCATCTCAGCCATTACAGTTACACCGGAGTTCTGTACTTCTACCAATTGACGATTGAATGCTTCTTGCAATTCTTTCATCTTGGCTTCGAATACTTCCTGCGGTATGAACTTACTGGTATCAATCTGCGGTGTAGGTTTGGTATCACCCATTTCTTCTCCGTACTGTGATTGATACGCCTTTAGCTGATTTTGCATTCGCAAATACTCTTCTTGATTGTGTTTCGTGATTTCCAACTGTCTTGAATACCAGCCTTCAAGTTCGGCCTGCTGTTTCTCGTACTCTTCTTTCTTCTTAGCTATTTCCTGCGTTTGACGAGAATAATCAGACTGGCGAAGAACCGAATCGGCCAAACGGCCTTTAACCGGTTCAAGATTCAAAACCTCTTCCACAACCGCCCTCTTATCGGGGGGAAGGTCTTTGGCTTCCTTCAATAGTTCCGCAGCATAAGCGGTAACATCGAAATCAGATCGAGGCATATCTCACCTTTCAGTATTGTCCGCCTTGTCCAAGCAGTACATTTGCCTGATTGACAGGGGAAGGACTTTGTTGTTGTTCAGCCGGAAGAGACTCTACAAGAGTTTTCCGGAAATTCTCAATGAAGTTTTGACATAGTGCTGCCATTGTGGGAGAAAGTTGCCCCAATTGTGCGAGCATCTTTTCCACTTGCATCGCTGTTTGTAGTATAACCGTACGATCTCCCATCGGAAATGCTGGAGGCTGTTGCATTCCTGTTGCATTAGGAGGAACCATATCGCTCGGCAGATTCGGTGGTTGATCTAAGTTATACATATTGTTTTCCTTTATGGTTGTACCATATTATTATTGTTTTGTAAACACTTAACTCTCTGATACCACTGGCCTGCCATCTCCCTTTATTTCCTGATGCGGTGCCTTCTGCGCTGTTGGCGGTCGGCCTTCCTGCGCTCCAGTCATTGCCGCAATCTTCTGGTCAAGCTCACTACTCAATCTGGCATTGACCTGTGAAATATTTGGTACTTCCATCACTTCCAATAGGGAAGTATGATCCATATCACCCATGCGCCTAAGTTGCATATAGATCATTTTTTGGCTCATCTGAGCAATAGACAACAAACTATTCGGAGTAACATAAAACGGGAACGTATTGATATGTGATATACATCGGTCAATGCGTTGTCTATTATCGTCTGGATTCATAGCAGGAATCAAATTACCAGGATCAAAATCGAAATCTTCGAAGGTAAGCCCATTCTCACCAAGTAAAGTGATACGCCTTCGCTGAGTATAGAACTGGAAGATATTGAACTTTACCTGTTCTGCTACATTCCGCAGATAGGCTTCTATTATTCTTCCTCTTCGCCTTATCGCAGGAGTCATCGCCGCTTGGATCTTTTCTATAGAATCGAACGAAGGAAGTTGTTTAAGAGCCATCAAGTCCTGCAATCCACGTGTACCTGACAGATCATCTATTTGGCCTATACACAGTTCCAATAAGTTCTGAATGTACTGCGGTACTTCTACGGGATCTGTCAGTTTGAAACCATCTCCAATAACAGGATTGAGTTTCAACTTCATGCCTTCCCGTTCGGTATCGATATTACGCAGCACAGTCTCCGGTACGGCATTCTTATCGGCAATAACTCCAGGCTTGAGTGTCTTACGAGCCGCCTGCGCTACCTTGGATACCATCTCCGTAAGAAGTTCATTGATTGGAATTACATCCGATATGACTGATTTTCCGATGTATGTCCACGGCAGAGGATCAAGAGTCAGCTTGCAAAATGGAAACTGGCCGTGCCAGTAAGGATTTGGACCGTCAGATAATACACAAGTATCGGTACAGATTATCAGACGACCACGAGGGTATAGCGGATCTCCAGGTTCAACTTCATAGAACCAGTTTGTCTCCGGATCTCCCATCGGTATCTTATTACCAGATGTGTTGATGCTCCCATCACGTACGTACACATGGTATACATCCACCAACGGGAAATTCATATCCTGTGTGCTTTGCGATCCAGTCAACCTATCTATGGCAGTCTTGAATCCTTTGCTAACCTTTCTCAGTCTTGTAGACCACTTTGACCCATCACGATTGGCAACTATCTGGAATCTCTTTAACGGATATCTTGATCTTACATAATTCACAGACATTACCTGCCTATGGATCACACCCATAGCATCCTGAATATTCTCGCGATTGATTGGCCTGATAGGAATAATATCTCTTGGATCGGTAGATAACAGGTCAACATCTCCCATGCCATTCGCACGAGATTGCAACCACACAGGCATTGTATAGCCTGTACCTGCCGTTATAGACCACGAAACGGTAGAAGCAATACGCAAGTCTATATCATTATTAATCCACCACGATTTTACCAGCTTATTCAATAATACCTGCTGGATCTCATACATGGGATTTGTTGTCTGGTAGGCAAACAACGGCTTGATATCGGTAAGGCCCGATACGATATCGGAGTGTACTTTTGCAACTCTATTAATCTTGGTTACTTTAGTAGAAGAAGAAGCAATAGCTACCGGAGATCCGCTGGATATATAATTAATGTTGTCATCTATATCCTTGAATCCTACTTCTTCTTCAAGAAATCTTTCACCTTCTTGGCGTGCTTCGTTTACCCACCCAAGGATTCCTTGCTCATATTGGTTATTGGCTGATGGTATTCCGCTGGCATAGTTAGATGAGAAATTATCACTCACGATGGGTTACTCCATGCTCATCCGTCCAGTGAGTCTCTTTCTGCCCTGAATCTCCGAGCATAGAATCACCATAGGCCGGGAAATTTACACCATATTGTTTTTCTACCTTGCGTAGCTTGGTAATGGAATCAATCTCTATCGGTTGACCATTAATATGTTTGGTAACAAACGCCTTGAATGGAGACTTTTTGTAACTAAAGGAGGGAGTCCAGTCTGACTTTTCGTTGCAAACTGGACAATTGGCTGTACTATCTGAGGACTTTATGGTGAAAACCTTATTACACTTTGAACATATATAGTCATTCAGTGGCATTAGACTTCTCCAAAGAGTTCCGCCATCTTTCTACCAACCACTTCCGTTGCATACTCTTTAAGCGGCCTCTCATAGAAATCCGCTTGTTCCTTGAGTCTTGTGAGCTGCTGCGGTGTAAAGGTGAATCTTGCTCCGTTGACAGAAATAGCGGAAAGCCCTTCGACAATCTTGACGATATCTTTTCCTGAGCCAACGACGCTATCGGTTGCTCGCTGGACTCGTTCCGTTTCTTCCTTCGATAGAACGACCGTCTTTTCCCCGAGTTCGTACTTTCCGAATATTTTGAGAATTTTGACAATTCCTTCTTCTCCACCACATTGTTCGAACAATGCATCGTCTACATGAACAATCATCTATATTTTCTCCTTTCAATAGTATAGCATACCACTAAAATCATTTTCTATCTCTTCTACAGAAATATCCATTTGCTGATAATTCTTCGGTTTTCCTGTTTGTACTCTTGTATCTACCGGAGACACTTCAGGATCGTACTGATCCCAATCGCGAGAACAGTATAAAGCAATAAAACCGGCCATTACACGATCATCATGCGTTCCTACCGCAGCCTTCATCTTCATCTTCTCCGGATCGTATTCGAAGTTTGAAATTTCGTCTACCATCCAAGGAGAGTTTATATGCCATTTATTATTCCTTATATGATTTGTTGCACGCTGCAACATCTTAGGACGTGTATCTGGGTTGGTATGCCAGCCCAATCTATTTGCCCATGCCTTTTTCGCTCTGTCATATATCTTGTATTGATACAGATTTGACCAACCGTAGCGCATTCTGAGTTCCATCTGTACTACATCGCCACGATTCTGCTCAATTGCCATCATCGGCTCGTTACCATTGACGGAATACAACTTTCCTATGGCAAAAAGTATTGGTGCTAAGTCAATACCATTGATCTGTCCGCACCATTCAGCCACAAGTTCGTCTGGACGCTTCAATGTACCTACTCTATTTACCTCTACTGCCGATCTATCCTGCCCCAACCCCTCCGAAGGATCTACCCCAATCACATAATTGTCCTCATATTTAGGTTCTTCCCAGATAAGCAACAATCCAAGCGGTTCTGCGGTTCCAAAATCGAAATCGTTCCTACGTAAATAGAAATTTGTTCCTGAAATATTGTAGGCGTCCATTAATTTGTCTCAAAATCGTGCTGCGGCTTGATATCTACACGTCTAGCTTTGCGTTTTATATGGTCAACTTGAGCCAAAGCCACTCTATCATGGTCAATTCCAGGCCCAAGTACCTCATATCCCTTCGGAAAAGACGATTTTGACCGCAAAAACTCTATAATTTCGTAGGTAAATATGGAGGAATTGGCAGAACGAAAGGCTTCTCTTGGTGAAGATGCATATTCGCAGAAGAAAACACCGGTTTTTCCCTTCCTGGCATACTCATTACGGGTAAATTCCCAAAAATATAGCTGATCG